TTTGTTGGAGGTAAACTACTATCTAATAATTGACCGGGTACTCGAAGAATATCTAATTTCTGTTTAAACACACCGTCTTTGAAAGTAGAAACTACTTTAAGAATTCGATAGACTCCGCTAAAAGGAACTAGTCTAGGATCAAAATTATATTTTCCAGTGGTAGGATCTATATCAATCGGATTTCTAAACTTTAGAGTAACCCAAACTTCACCTTGATTGTGATTAGCTTCTCCGTTCTCAGTTACTTGAGGATTAGTAGAACTTGCCGGCTTAGGATTATAATTACCTATACCTCCAGTAACTAGAAAGAACGGGTCTCCTAATATCTCCACTTCTCCGGTTAGTAAGCCGCTGGTCGAATTAACAATTGCATTGTGCATATTCCTAGCTAGTACAAGATAGGGATCATCTTGTCGTGTAGTGCCAGAATTTTTATTCACCTGTGTATTATCCGGTGTAGTTTGTACAGAGCCAGTTCCTGTAGGATTATTCTTTGCAATAGTTACTGAATCAGGATTAGCTTTAGGAGTTGTTTGGTTCGATTTTGAAATTGCATCCCGAGACGGTGGGCCTTGGTCCTGTCCCATTGCCGACGGAATAGCTTCAAAGAATAGCGTGTTAAAATTTAATTTAAAACTTAGAAGATCGACATTTTTTCCTGTGTAGATATAATTGTATTCACGAATACTATATTTTTTTAATTTTGATTCATCCTCAATGGGATTTCCGTATCTTGGAATTCGAGAGTAGTGAATTTTATAAGGTGTAACAACAAATGTATAAATTTGATAGGGCTTTTTAGTATCGGGATTTATTTTATTTTTATTTGTAATTTCTGCTTTGACTAAAAAATAGTCTATCATTCCGTATTCATCTATTAGGCCAGGAACAGGAGCTACTTTACCATCTTTAGTTTCTGTGCTTAATTTTTTAATAATATCTCTTGATTTTTTACAATCTGTAAGAATTGCATTAATACAATCTAGTAAACCAACACCTTCTGCAAATTGTGCCGTAGGTCCAGATGTTGGCGATATTTTAAAAGATGCTGGTGCTTTGGCATTTTGTTCAGGTGTAGGTTTAGTCTGTCCCTTGGCCTGTGTTGCATTGGGCTGAGTAGTCTTTGCAGGGTCGGGCATTACATAATTGTTATTGTAACTTAGATCAGTGATCTCTGATTTACCGAAATCATTACTAGTACCCGCCGAGTCGCCGCCGACAAATCCGTTGGTAGAATCAAAAGTAGGAAATTTTATTTTATACTCGTCGTGAACACTTTGGTCGCCATTTTTACTTTTTTTATCATCATCAGCAACCTGAGCTGTCATCTTATCCATAAGATTGGTTAAAATCTCATAAACTGTTTTACCTGTCATTTTAGTAGATTTTTTTAATGTTCCTATATTACCAAATGCCTGTTCATTGAATGGAATTGCTGAACATTTATACATTGTACCTTTTTCGTCAATGGATACATCAACACCTGTAAATCTAATTACATAATATCTTGTAGCATGATCTATTTCTGGAACAACTGCCGGCAGTCCATCTCCATCGGGATACCCTGCAAACTGCATCTTTAATAAAAAACTAGCTTGGGTGTATGTAGGATATCCAGCAGCAACTGAAGCAACCTGTAGTGCTTCAATAAATCCATTGATACTATATGGCTCGACCACATCAAATTTAATACCGGTCGGTTGACTAGATGGTGCTTTTTCATCTGTCGACATTAGACTTTCAATCTCTAAGTGATCGATAAACATATCAAATCTTCCAGGGCTGTCTTTATTAAATCCGTCAACTAATGCACCGCCGCTGGCATCTGACCAAGTTTTATTTGTTGTAGAAGTAGATACCGATTTAACTTTACCTGTCTTAACATCAGATGTAGTTGTTTCTGATTGTTCTTGATATGTTCTTTCTACAGGAACAATTTCGTTGCTAATACCTGCATTACCTTTCCCGCCCGATTTTAAAATAACATATTTTAATGGCTTAGATCTATATGCATCAGGATCATTGACTTCTTGAGAATCCAATGCTGCTAATGTAAAAATATAAGTCGAAGATCTAAAATTATTCAATACATTTTTTTCAGTGCCTCGAACAACATCAGGATTTTTAGAATCAGACGGTGTAGGCGGCGAAACTATAGAGGTGGCGGTGGATACTTTGGCTGTTTTATTTTCTACACTCGAACTATTATTAAGCAGGCTGGAAAAAAATCCCATATTAAATTCCTAATGCAGATCTAAGTGTAGTTAATTGTGGCAGATATATTTTAGTACCTGCCTGCAAATCAAATATAGGATCTTGTATGGTGTTTAAATTTCTCACAGCAAATACCCACCACAATCCTACTTCTCCGTAGAGATCATAGGCCAACAGATCGGGTCTATATTCATAACTCTTAGTCACGGTGAATAGGATATCATTGGCCAAGGCCGGAATACCCGGAGCTTTCCATATGTCTAAATAACCACTGGTTTGATCAGTACTATAATATGGACTATATTTAGAATAAGGTACTGACATATTACACTCCCAAGCCGCCGCCACTTAACCAGTCAGTTACTGATGCATTTAACATTTCCTGTCTACTATACATTATTTTGCAATTAATAGAAATAGTAGATTTTGTAGGAACTAGATGATGTCCGAAAGAATTTCCTTGTCCAGGAAGTAATTCATAAAAATCAACATCATTAGGCATATCATTTTTAAAGCTAGTTATTGTTACAGGAATATTATTCAACATATAGTTACCGTAGGCATTTAATCTACAGATAGGCGGAGGAGCTCCTGCATCAGGATCTGTACTAAATCTCATTTTGGTCAAGGCACGCAGTAAATTCACTGCCGACAAATATACTGCTGCATCTTGTGGATTTTGTACAGTGAATAAACCCGAAATACTAATATCGCCAACCGAACTAGCTTTAAAGAAATTAATAGAATAGTTGCTATGAGTAGGAGTCTGAGTGGTATAATCAGCTTTGTGTTCTAAACTGATTGTAGGTGTATAAGGAAATACAATTCCGCCTAGTGTCGAAAACTCAGAAGCACCTGAACCTTTAGTAAGAGCTGTTAGATAATCAGTAGGAACTTTTATAGTAACTCTCATATCGCTACCTGGGCGAGAATCAGTAATAGTTACATCATTCATGAACCGCATATTAACATCAGTTGCAGGTTTAAGAATCTTCGGAATTGCACCGGGTCGAATTCCTGCTAGATCCCTTAAAGGGCCAACTGGTGCCGTTGGGAACGTAGGAGCTGTTGGAGCTGTAGGAAAGATAGGGCTTTCGGCTCCTAGTATTTGGTCGGGCATATGAGAAATATTCCTTTATCTCTTATTTAACCAGATAAATAATGTGCTATTTTAATAACAATGGTTGACACTGCCCATTCATATGTTATAATCAATATTAAAGGATAATAATAATAAGATGACTATTGGATTCACAATAAGAAAGCAGAAGTACCTAAACAACCGAGACCTATTAGCAGAAATACACCGTTCAAAATGTTCTTTTTCAAGTTTTACACAACCTGAATACCAACAGCACGACATTATTTTAACCAGTCTCGACAAAATCAACATTAGAACTGTTGCTGATGCAAAACGAGCCAGGGCTAAAAGAATAGGCATTGCTGCATTTGCTGCAGCTCGTATGTCAGGTGACAAGAAAACTAAACTAGCAGACTGTACACCTGATTACAAAACCATTGCCAAGACAGACATTGTAATCCGTATTATGACCTTTGAGCACATTCCATTGGCTCCGGGTCGTAAGAAAACTGTCAAGAATACTGCAGACAGTCACGAAAAAGTAAACTTTCCACCCTACCAGCATTGGAAATTTAACGACGAAGATGAATTAATCTGTGTAGGGAAATCACATTGGAAAGGCGGGGTAGACAAAGGCCACTTTAGCAAGGACCACGGACGCATCACAGAAAATCTCGGCAAGATGTTTATCAAATTAAGCGAACGCTATGCCCAACGATCAAACTGGCGTGGTTATACCTACATCGACGAAATGAAGGGACAGGCTATCCTACAATTAAGCCAAATTGGACTGCAGTTCGATGAGAGCAAATCAGAAAACCCATTTGCCTACTATACCGCAGCAGTGACAAATAGTTTTACTCGTATCCTAAACATCGAGAAGAAGAGTCAAAATATCCGCGATGATCTATTAGAAGAAGCAGGTCTAACACCAAGTTTGACTCGTCAGAACAGCCAAGAGTATGCAGAAGAAATTGCTCGCCAGGCAGAACTATACAAAAATATGCGTATGCCCAAGAGTGAAGAAGTTTCTGAAGAAGAAGAAATAGAAAACGAAGATATTTAACGTTGACCTTTAGATTTAGAACCGCTATACTTTTAATAGGAGAATTATAATAATGGGCCTATTTAAAAAGGTAGCGTGTTTCACAGATATTCATTTTGGTCTTAAGTCCAACTCAGCAACACATTTGCAGGACTGTGAAGAATTCGTAGATTGGTTTATTTCAACCGCCAAGGAGCAAGGGTGTGAAACTTGCATATTCCTTGGCGATTGGAGTCACAATCGAAATAGTCTAAACCTCTTTACTCTACACAGCAGTATTCGCTGCCTAGAAAAATTAGGTGCTGCCTTTGAGCAGTTCTTTTGGTTCCCCGGCAACCACGATTTGTTCTACAAAGACAAGCGTGACATTCATTCCTCGGCCTTTGGTCGCCACATTCCAGGAGTCACCGTCATAGAGGGTGTAACAACTCTTGATGATGTCACCCTAGTCCCGTGGCTTGTTGGGGAAGAATGGAAAGATATCAGCAAGGTAAAGAGCCGGTATATGTTTGGGCACTTTGAATTGCCATTATTCTATATGAACGCCATGGTGCAGATGCCCGATCACGGCGAATTACAAGCAGAACATTTTAAACACCAAGATTATGTATTCAGCGGCCATTTCCACAAGCGCCAACAGCGAGGAAAGATTGTCTATATTGGCAACGCCTTCCCCCACAACTTTGCAGACAACTGGGATGACGAACGAGGTATGATGGTTCTAGAGTGGGGCGGCGAACCTGAGTTTATCAACTGGCCAGATTGCCCTAAGTATCGTGTGGTTAAACTATCTGACCTTATTGATCAGAAAGACAGCATTATGAAATCTAAAATGCACCTACGGGTAAACTTAGACATCGATATCAGCTATGAAGAAGCAAATTTTATCAAAGAAGAATTCAATAAAAATTATGACATTCGAGAAATTAGTCTAACTCAGGATAAAAGCAACTTAGACGGCATCATCGAAGAAAGCCAAGATGCCAAGTTTGAATCAGTAGACCAAATTGTCACTGAACAGTTACTCAGTATCAATTCCGATCAATACAACATCAACACTCTACTAGAAATTTACAATGAACTTTAATATCAAGAATTTAACCGTAAAGAATTTTATGAGCGTGGGTCAAAATACTCAGGCAGTAGATTTTGATCGAGAATCCTTGACTCTAGTGTTAGGGTCTAATCTAGATCTAGGCGGCGATGATACCGGTTCTAGAAATGGCACTGGCAAGACTACCATTATTAATGCTCTAAGTTATGCTCTGTACGGTCAAGCACTTACCAACATTAAGAAAGAAAACTTAATCAATAAAACCAACAGCAAGGCCATGTTGGTCACCGTTGAGTTTGAAAAAGGTGGTAATCTTTATAGAATTGAACGCGGTCGCAAACCTAATGTGCTCAAGCTGTTTGTCAATAATGATCAGATTAAAACTGAAGAATTAGAAGACGATAGCCAAGGTGATAGCCGAGAAACACAAAAGGCCATTGAGCAGATGCTGGGTATGAGCCACACTATGTTTAAACATCTTGTGGCGTTGAATACCTATACTGAGCCGTTCCTGGCTATGCGAGCTGCTGATCAACGAGAAGTTATCGAACAACTGCTAGGTATTACTCAGTTAAGTGAAAAAGCAGAAACATTGAAGGCCTTGGTCAAAGAAACCAAGGATGCCATTGTGTTGGAAACTGCTCGAATTGAAACTATTAAGAAGTCTAATGAGAATATTCAGAAGAGCATCGACAGCTTAATCACCCGCGGTAATGCTTGGGAAACCAAAAAAGAACAAGATTTAACCAGCCTAGTAAACAATATACAAACACTGGTCACCGTGGATATCAATAACGAACTTGCTGCTCACGCTCAATTAAAAGTATGGGAAGATAACAACAGCAAGATTATCAGCCTACAGAAACAAAAGTCCACTCTAGAAAGTGCTGTAACACAAGCAGACAAAACTCTTACCAAGTATAATAAAGAATTAGAAAAGTTAGAAACCAAACAATGTCCAGCCTGTGAACAAGATCTTCACGATCACAAGCACGAAGAAATGACTGCCACTGTTACTAAAAATATCACTGATGCTTATACATATCTAGAAAAAGTATCAGCTGATTATCAAAAGATTGTAGACGAAATAACTGCCATCGGTGAACAACCTAAACGCCCTATTACATTCTATGATACAGAAGCAGAAGCGCTGGGTCATAAAAATAACTTGGATAGCCTAGAAGCTCGATTGAATCAACGAGCAGAAGAAACTAACCCCTATGCTGAACAAGTCGAAGAACTAAAGAAAAGTGCCCTACAAGAAATCTCGTGGGACTCTATCAATGAGTTGACTAGAATTAAAGAACACCAAGAATTCCTGCTAAAACTTCTGACCAATAAAGACAGCTTTATTCGCAAGAAGATCATTGATCAGAATTTAAACTACTTGAACAAACGCTTGAGTTATTACATCGACAAGCTAGGATTACCACATACTGTGGTATTCCAAAATGACCTAAATGTGGAAATTACTCAACTAGGTCAAGATTTAGACTTTGATAATTTAAGCCGAGGCGAGCGTAATCGACTGATTCTTTCTATGAGCTTTGCCTTTAGAGATGTATGGGAAGGACTGTACCAGAGCATTAACCTGTTGTTCATCGACGAGCTTGTTGATGCCGGTATGGACTCAGCGGGTGTGGAAAGTGCGCTAGCCGTGCTGAAGAAAATGGCTCGAGAACGAAATAAGAACATTTACCTTATATCTCACAAGGATGAATTGGTGGGCCGTGTAAATAGTGTCCTCCGGGTGGTAAAAGAGAACGGCTTTACTTCGTATAATAATGATTTAGAATATGTGGCTTGAATCTACAAAAGACTATGTAACCTGCGAAAAGTGCGGTAGTCGAGTGTCTAAGCTAACTTACAAACGGTATCACGGTGCCCAATGTATTTTGCTAGATGATCCGGAAATCGTACGGACACGAGCCGAGTATACGCAAGCATACTCAGATTTTGTGGCTGCACTTGTAGAAGTTAATAACTATCATCGTAGGTTCCTTAAATCTAGTGCCCTTAGATCAGGTACCGAGTTTAGGCATACTGTGGTTAGACTACAGAAATTGTGTATTGTTCTAAGAAACCGAAGCAAAGATATGGCCGAGGCATTTGATAAGAAGAAACGAGAAGTAGAGGCCAAAGAGCCACCAAAGAAGTATAAAAAGAAGAATGTGGACATACCAAAATCAAGTAGTGGAGACTCTTCCTGAAGATTGTATAGGATTTGTATATCTTATCACGAACTTGACCAATGGTAGAAAATATATAGGCAAAAAACTAGCAAAGTTCTCTAAAACAACATATAAAACTGTTACACTAAAGAATGGCACTAAAAAGAAGAAGAAAATTAGAAGCAAAATAGACAGCGACTGGCAAACATATTGGTCTAGCTCAGACGAACTTAAAAAAGATATCGAATTGCTTGGCCAGAATAATTTTACAAGAGAAATATTATTCTATTGCAAAAGTAAAAGTGAATGCACTTATGTAGAAGCAAGAACCCAGTTTGAAAGAAAAGTATTAGAATCAGATGATTATTATAACGGACAGATAAGTTGCAGGATACACCAATCACATATAAAAGGCAAGATTTAATAATTAGAAATAAAATTTAGGCACCTTAAACGGTAACAAAAGCAAGCGCAAGCCAATATCGTGCGCCCTAGACCTGGATCTCGGATCACAGGGACGGAAATCTCTTGCCGTTAAGAGTTCTCAATCAGTATCCTTTACAGGACCAAGATCGCAAATAGCCGCGGTTTGATTGTTAGAAGATAGTAGAAAAGGCAAAAAAGAAGGGAGAAAAACCCTGGGTTTACATATGCGATAGTGTGTATATGTAAGCTGCCGTTGAGATGAAGACGGAGCTCGTGGTACAGGTCAACCGCCACTGTAATGCTCTAACACTGTGTGACTGAGGTAACTCGGATAATGTTCTTCGCCCTGTGCGGGCGAAGTGTGACCAAACAATCTGGATAATATTAAAAACGTCTTCGACGAAACAATTGATCTGAGCGTGAGCGATAGATCAAACGAACGCAGTTCGTTTATAAATAGATGATTAAATCTTAATTCTATGAAGCTCAATCACATTTACAACGACTATCTCTATGAAGGACTAGACAAACCATCTATTCGTTCTGTGAGATTATGGGAACACGCAGGTATTGTAATCAAAGAAGCTGCTCTTACTCCTGATCAAATAAATCAACTATTTCAACAAATAGAAGCAGGTGCTACAGCCTCGGGTTCTAATAGAACTATGATTGGGCAAGGTAAAGATATAGCTGCAACAGTTAATAGGGCGTGGGAAGATCTAAAAACTAAAATACAAAACTCTGGTCCTATCAAGGGATTGGATGCCAAATACGATCAAGCTGCTGAAAAGTTAAAACAAGCTACAGGTGGTGATCAAGGCGTAATGAAGTATGTGCAAAAGTACAGAGATTTTGCTAAAGCACATCCAATTGCACAGAGTTTAATTTATTCAGCGTTGATTGCAGCCGCGGGTATCAGTGGTGCTGGATTAGGTGGTGCAGCAGCACTGGGCCTATTTAAAATGGTAGACAAACTACTTCAAGGTGAGAAGTTTAGCAGTGCTGCTTATGCAGGTGCTAAAACAGGCGCTACTGCTTATGCTGCTGGACAAATCGGCAAAGCACTACAAGGGCAACAGGCACAACCTTTGGATCATCAGTACGGTACTCGTCCTGGCGAAAATGAATTAGTGGGACAAACTGGTCCCGGACAATATGCTAGTAATTATAGCGGAACTGCTATAGGTGGTATGCCGGTTATCCCTGGACAACCATTAAATCCTACACAAATGGCCTTAGCCGATATGTCAATACAAAACGGCAATAAACTTAGCCCTACTGTTCAAGCTGCTTACGATCTAGCAAAACAACAGGCTACACAGGAATCAATTAACTTGTCAGAATCGGCAATTGCCTTGATAATTGGCAAAGTTGTTGCCCGTCAGCGTAAACTTGATGAGGGTGTTTGGGATACAATTAAACAAAAGGCCGCTACTGTAGGCAAGAACTTAACCACTAAAATCACAGCAGACAAACTCCAATCTGCTTGGAAGAAAGCAGGAAGTCCTACAGATAGCGATGCAGTGGCCAACATACTAAAACAAGCAGGCGTAGATGATGCTGTTATCAACAAGGTATTTGGAGATATGCAAATACCTGCACCTGCTGCTCCGGCTAATCAAAATATAAATATTGATGACATTGTTGCTAGAATTAAAAAACTACCACCAGCCGATCAGAAAAAGGTATTAGCCGCATTAGGAACTGCATAATGAGAATCAACGAAATATTAGCCGAAGAGCAATTAGATGAATTAAGCCTTAAAGGACTAGGGCAAGGCCTTGGCAGAGTTCCTGGTGCAGTTGCTGGGGGAGTAGTTCAAGGACTTAAAAATGTATGGAATGGTGCCAAGCAAGGATACCAAGCAGGACAAACTGCATTAAAACCTGATGCTAATCAAAGTCAAGGTCCTAGTTGGGCAGCGCCTATTCCTACAGGACAAGGTCAACCTGCTACTGCTGCACCGATAGCACAACCGGCAGCAGCGGCTGCTCCTACAGGTGGAGATAATGAAGTTGACCAAATTTTACAACTAGTATCTAAATTAAATCCTGATGCTAAAAAAGATATTGTAAGTAAAATTCAAGCAGAACCTGCGGCTCAAGCAGAACCTGCTACGCAACCAACACAATCTGCTGATACTCAACAAGAAAAACCTACAACTCAAGCAGAACCTGCGGCTCAAGCAGAACCTGCGGCTCAAGCAGAACCTGCTACGCAACCAACACAATCTGCTGATACTCAACAAGAAAAACCTACAACTCAAGCAGAACCTGCGCCTACCGGAACTACAACAAATATAGATCCTAATGCTGCGGCTAATAAACTGGCCAAAGGTCAAGCTGATCAACAAGCCGCTATGGCACAAATGAAAGCAACTCAAGATGCTAATGCTGCCAAATCTGCAGCTGACAACGATCTTGTTGCTCGTGTTAAAGCAGAAAAAGCTAAACCGGGATATGATCAGGATAAAGGTTTACTAAGACGAGCAGCAGCTCAAGGCATTCACGAAAACAAAAAGAAGAAAAAGAAAAGTGTGGTAGAATTCCACAGCCGTTTTCTAGGAATGAATCTTTAAAAGAAAGGAAGACCGCTTTCTTTAGTGGTTTCCAAATTCTTTTCAATAATACGACCGATGATTTCTCGGTCTTCAAAACCTAATAGCATACTTTCAGAATATGAGAGTCCTCCTCTCATATACCAGCATATCCTAAAAAGTTCGTCTTTGATGGCTTTTGAATCTAACTCGTAATCTTTGACCAGCTGGTTAATGCCTTCTAGATCAAGATGCAAAAGCCTTATACGAAAAAAGTAGACGGATCAAATGTAATAGGAACTTCAACAGTATCGCCTGTTACACCTTTTTCTCGCATTTCGTCAGTTACCGCAACTGTCATAGGTTTAATGGAATTGTTATCTCTAAGGATTTCGAGATGTTGTTGAATCTTGTTAAAGATTTCTTTGTCGATGTTTTCCACAAACTCTTTGATAAATTTAGGATTGTCTGTACTGCCTTGACTGCTGTCAATTTTATCAATACTATCTGTAATAGTACCTAGGGTAGCATCACTTAGGCTCTTGAAACTGGCTTTGAATAACGAAATTTTATCTTCTTCTGCAAGTTTGTCGTCATTAACGATACTCATCATCTTTTGAGTTTCAAATGTTTTAATTGCCGCTGAACTGATTTGACGATAGTTTAACGGTTTTACAAATACTGTAAGATCATCAGTAACTGGTACAATAGGATTCCAATGAATTTGTCGCATTAATGTATCCATTACAACTCGTAGATCTAGTTGATATTCTAGCTCTAAGTCCTCTCCAAATGTTACAGGAGTAGTCATCATTTCACCGTAGGTTGCTAGACGAATGGCAATTAGAATAACATCAACATCAATGGATGGGACATCCCAAGCATTTTTAATATTAGGAATACAGTGTTGAATAACATCAACAACAGCTTGCCCGTTCATAAGAGCGTCGGGCACCTTGAGCATTAGCTCATCTTTAGCAGTCATTGAGTAAACAGGGTACTCTCCGGTTTCTGTAGGAGTTAGACTACCTTGAGGCCAATATTGCCCACCGCTAGGCAACCTGATATAGATCTTAGGTTGACGCATAAACATTGATAGTGGGTTTGCTGGCGAATTCATAGTTTTTCTCCGAATAAATAACTTATAAAGATATCATCTTTCTAGTATTTATATACGCATAAAACCACGGAAAAACAATGGCAGGTAATGTATCAGGCTTTATAGGCAACGAACAAGTAGAACTGAATAATGCAGCTACAGAGACTACATTAGCGGCCCTATTGGCTTCTATGAAATCCATTGCAGGGGGCTCGGCGGTTTTAAAAGTTGCCGGCCTAGCAGGATCTGCAGGTATTGATCCTGCAACTATTGCTGCTGCTACTGCTGCAACACAAAGCAATACTGCTAGTGTTAAGCAAGGAACTTCTGCCACTGATGCAGTAAATGCCGCTAATAGAAATAATACTAATAGTGTTAAACAAAACACTGATGCCACAAATGAATTTAGACAGGCTCAAATAAATGCTGCTCAAACTACGGTTAATGATCTTACATTATTACATAACGAAATAACTAAACTCCTACAAGGCACTGCTACAGCCAGCGGTGCACTTAGTAGTTTTGGCTCGTTAATTAGTGCAAGATACCCCGTTGTCGGACTGCTATTTCAAGGATTTTCAAAATTAGTAGGCATACAAGAAGAGAATTTTGCAGCCTATCAACAATTATCTGCCTCTGGCATTACTTTTAGTGGTAGCCTTACTAATCTAAGGATGGCTGCTGCAAACAGTTATATGAAATTAGATGATTTTGCTACCCTTATGAAAAATAATAGTTCAGCATTTTCGCAAATAGGGGGCAGTGTAAACGAAGGAGCAGTAGCATTTTCAAAATTTAGCCATACAATGTTAAGCAGCGAAGTTGGAAATCAATTAATGGCATTAGGTTATACTGCCGACGAAGCTAATCAAGGAATGATTACTTATCTTGCAGCGGCGGGTGCAAGTAATGCTAAAGATTTAGAATCAAATAAATCTTTAAGAGAAGGTGCTGCACAGTATCTCGAAGAACTAGATAGACTTGCTGATGTAACAGGAAAAAGTAGGCAAGAACAAGACGAAATAATGAAAAAACAGAAGTTAGATGCTGAAGTGCAAATGACTGCTGCAAGAATAAAAGATCCTGCTGATAGAGCTAAGTTTGAAGCAAATGTAAAATATATGACTATGATGTACGGCGATGCTGGAAAAGACATGGCATTGGCACAGGCGCAGCATAGATCTGTTGTTACAAAAGAAGGACAAACATTAGCGGCGATTGCTCCCGGTATGCAAGCAGCTATGGAAAAAATGGCAAAAGCAAAAGAAGGGACGCAAGAATATCTCGATGCACAGAATGAAATGTCATTAGCTGCTCAAAAAGGTATGGATACAATTCCTCTTGCAGCCTATAGCACGAATGATTCTTTAAAAAAATTAAGCACTGCTCAACTTACTGTAGCAAAGCAAGAAGAAGCAGGGCTAACATCTAAAAAAGCACTCGATGATAGAGATAAAGAAATAGCAGAAGACAAAGCTAAAAGAGAAAAAAGTGAAGCTGACTCTATGGCTGCTGCCATGAAAAGTTTTAAAGAACTCGGCGCATCATTATGGGAAGTTTTCAGTCCTTTATTAAGTGTTGCTGTTACATTAGCTAGTTGGGTAGGAAAATTAGCAGGAGGGTTAGCAGAAGGCTTAAAATCTTTTAACAATTTTTTCTCAAAATTTGGAGAAGCTGGCGCTGTTGCAAAAGGATTAATCGTAGCAGTCGGCGGTATTATCGCGAGTCTTGCTGTTGTTAGAGCAAAATCAGTAGTATCTAGCCTAGCTAGCGGAGTAACTGGCGGAGGTGGTGGAGTATTAGGCGGACTAAAAACTGCTGCTACAGG